CCGCTAGGAAGACTGAAATCAGTCAAGAGGAAGCTGGAACTTTGAAGCGCGCTCTTGTCATGGCCGCTGGAATGGGTAGAAATGAACTCAACACTGCTTGGGGTAGGCTTACACAAGAGCAGCGCGCATTGTTTGATAAAGAGACGGTAGATAAGCTAAAGGAAATTGCTGCCGCTGCGAATGCTAAGAAGAAGGATGATGAATAATGGAACAGCGCACTGAAGCATGGCATCAGCAGAGAATGGGGAAAGTTACTGCGTCTCGTGTGGCGGATATTGTTGCCAAGACGAAAAGCAGCTACAGCGCATCACGCGCCAACTACATGGCCGAATTGATTTGCGAGCGTCTGACTGGAGTGAAGGGGGATTCATTTCAGAACGCCGCAATGCAGTGGGGAGTGACAACCGAACCGCAAGCTCGCGCAGCCTATGAGGCCAGTATCGGAGTTTTGGTTACGGAGATCGGTTTCATTCCCCACTTTGCTATCGACGCATCTGGCGCGTCACCTGATGGTTTTGTGGGTGAGCATGGGCTTATTGAGATCAAATGCCCTAAGACCGCAACCCACATCGAGACGCTTTTGACAGGAACAGTTCCTGCCAAATACATCACACAGATGCAATGGCAGATGGCTTGTACGGGCCGCGCATGGTGCGACTTCGTGTCATATGATCCGCGTTTGCCGGAAAGTATGCAGCTATTTGTGAAGCGGGTTGAGAGTGACCCTGACATGATCGCCTATCTTGAGAAGGAGGTTCTGATCTTCCTTGAAGAGATGGATGAGCAAATTTCCAAACTTGAGGAGTTGTACAATGGCCTATGAACAGCGTGAAAATAGCGGCTCGACCTTTAAGAACAAGAACCCGCTTGGGGAAAACTCAGCCACACTGACTGGAAGCGCGCTCATTGGTGGCGTTGCTTATTGGATGTCGTCATGGGTGAAGACCGACAAGAATGGCAACAANTGGATGAGCCATACTTTCAAGCGCAAGGATGCTGCCGCGCCAGCTAAGGTTGAAATGACCAACAACCTTATTGACGACGACATTCCGTTTTAGGGGATGGCATCATTCTGATGGATGTCCTGACCCCCAAGGGCCAAAGATCACGTTGGCATGAAGATCGAGCTGTCAAAATATGGCTTCATCACTTTCCAACATACTCTTATGTCGAAACACCAAAGGACAAGCCTGCTGTCGTTGATGCTGTCCTAAGTGTGAACAATAGCATCAAGGCGGTAGTGGAAACGAAGTGTCGCAATATCACATTGTTTGATCTTCAAGGTAAGCTCAACAATGAGTGGCTGATGACACACGACAAGATGATCAAGGGGTCTGAGATTGCTTCTGCTCTGTCAGTCCCCTTCATCGGGTTCCTATATCTGATACAGGACGAAATCCTCATGTATCAGAAGCTATGGGAGCCAGAAGCTGGATGGGTGTGCAGTATGGCAATCCGTCCAAGTTGGACGCAAGCGACTATCAATGGTGGGAAAGCATTGAGATCGAATGCCTTCATTGATATGTCTAAGGCAACGCAATTGAGGAAGGGATGAGATGGACACACAAGAGGAAGCGTACATATCTGAGCAATATCGAATAGTAGCTAAGGCATGGGTTGAGGCTGACTCAGCGGCCAACCTTCTGGAAGAAACTAAGTCTGCCGTTCTGGCGCGTATGATGTTGTCNTATGGCGACATGCCNGTGAGTAGGGCAGAGATGGCTTCCAAAGGCTCCAATGACTGGCGTGAGTTCATAACGAAGATGGTAGAGGCACGAGANAAAGCGTCTCTTCTNAAAGTGAAGCTAGAGTACATCAGGATGAAATTTCATGAGTGGCAGTCCACAGAGGCGTCACGCAGAGCGGAGATGAGATTATGAGTAGTCAGGCATCCAACATGATTGACGACACCATTGAAGCGATCAATGATGCGTTGGAAAAAGCTAAGATCATTATTGCTATTCATGAGAAAATCGTATCCCTCATGGAGGAGCATCCTCTTGAAATCAAAATGGCGACCCTCAACATGACCATTACCAGAACCATCATTGACTCTTCAGATGATTATAAGGATGCACTCGCATACATAGCTAAAAATGCTGCCATTATGGTCAGGGCAGTTGACCAAATCGCTGAAAATTCTGCTCAAGAAGAAGATGAAGATGACGCGCCAGAAACAGAAAAGCCGATCCATTGATCAAGCGCGTCCGCATCACTGCCAAAGGTAGGGCTGACATATTCCTCCGTCATGGGGGAATGTGCCACCTTTGCAAAATGAAGGTGTCTCCGGGCGAAGAATGGGATGTGAGTCACGACATCCCTTTGGAAGCTGGCGGCAAAGACGATGAAAGTAACTGGCTCGTTGCTCACCGAAAGTGCCATAGGGTTCATACTAGCACCGTTGACATGCCCTTAATTGCAAAGGTTAAGCGCATCCATCAAAACCACATCGGAGCCAAACTGAAGTCTAGAAATCCATTACCGGGCAGCAAAGGCTCTCAGTGGAAAAAGAAGATGGATGGGTCCGTAGTAAGGAGAGAGTCGTGAGATTTATGATCACACTGAATATGCCAGCATATGAGGGACGGCTGGTGCATCAAGTGACCCTTGATATGCCAGAAATTAAATCTCTTAGAGACCTCTGTGTGTTGATGAACCGCGATGAGTTCATTGTTGGCAGGCACTGGTATCGACAGAAAAACCCAGAAACCCAAAGGGCGGAATGGGAAGACCGTAACGAAATCATCCTGAACACTGCCCACATTGGCAAAGTGGCAGAGTTCATTGATATGGATGAAGAGTACTACAACAATCTCACGAAGGATCGGGTCTCTTTCACTAGGACAGTGACGTTGGGACCGCGTAGGCCAATCCGGCCATAAGAAGGGGAAAAACTATGGACTATGCTGACTTTATGAAAGACGCCGCCCGCATCTTCAACGAGCGCAACCCGCGCTATGGCGACATGCGTATTGGGATGGACCGCGTAGCCACTATGGCGACCATTATGACGGGCATTCACCTGACCGCACATGATGTTGCCCTTGTCCTTCATGCTGTGAAGCTCTCACGGCTTGGAGGAGACCGCGCCAATCCAGACCATTACGTCGATGGGATCAACTATCTGGCGTTTGCGGGCGAACTGATCCAACCGGATGAAATCCCGCAGGCGGATGGCGCGTCTCAAGTCAGACAGACATTGAAGATGGCATGTCAAAAATCACTTCAATGTTTGCCAATGCCAATCACGGCTAAGAGCTAATAACGATGGCGGCTTAAGTAGCCGTCATCACCCATATGAGGACGCAATATGGTATTTGTCTCAAAAGTAGAAGCCTGCAAGAATGACATCCTTAAAATGTGGGAAGAAGGATTGTCTGGTCAACAAATAGCTGACAAGATCGGGACGACTCGCAGTGCAGTTATGGGGAAGCTGCATCGTATGCGAGAGCAGAAGATCATCACCTACAAAAGCGTTGCGTCAAGGATGGCTGCTGTGAAACATTCAGTCCGCACAAAAGAACGCTCAAGATTGAAAGAGGAGGGTGTTGATCATATCGAGATCGAGAAGGAGCTTCCTCCGCTTACCTACGAAGAAATCCTCAAGCCCCTCATCATAGAGGCAGAAAAGAAGCCCACTAGCATTCCTGTCAAGTTCGAAGACCTTGGCCCGTTTTCTTGCCGATATGTCGTTGAAGGCATATTTGCAAAGGACTTCCTGTTTTGTAATGAAGTCAAAAAGACCGGAAGCTCATATTGTGTCGAACATCACTCAAAATGCAAAACGATTCTGCCAATCCACCGAAAGAAGGAACAATCAAATGATGCTACAGCTAAACCCTCAAATCCCAGTCTCCACCCCTCACGGCAAGGGACTAGCTCAGGTGCTGATAGATTACGGGCCAGAGCATGATATCGTTTGGGTTGTTTTCCAGAACGATACTGCTGAGGTTTGGTGCTGGAACAACAAGTATGTGAAGGCCCAAAACAACATCACGTTTGATCGAACGACAAAGAATCGAAACTCTGGGAAACCCGTTGACAACGAATAGAGCTATGCAAAGATAGGTTTCCAAAGAATGGTCTTTGGGTTTTCAAACCGGAGTTTGAGCGCCCATCCTCTGTCTGTGGAGTTCGAAAACGCACCACTTGCCCCAGCCCGTTCAATCGAGCTGGGGTTTTTTATGAGCCAATCATCGGAGTGAGTTTCCTCATTTCGATAGCGGAAAAGGCTTCCATAGATCGCCTTTGCTCACTCTCTCTCACAACCTCATTTCTGAAGCTCTCCGTAGCAGCCGCGCCGCTTCTGGCTTGCTTTGCAACTTCGATCTGNAGCATNGGCATAGANGNTATGGCGCACATCCAATCGTCAANTTCTTGACCTGTTTGAGGATGNGTNCCNCGTAGTTGAGTGAACCATGCGCACTGAAGCTGTACGCAATCCTTCTTGATCAAAGGGCAAAAAGTTCCGCGCTTAAGTTCCATGTTTCAGTTCTTCGTGCAGATGATGACGTTGGCATAGGCAAGGTTCGGGATTGTGTGGCTATGCCCTTGCCCGCCGCCGTCGTATTGAATTGTGATACCTGTGACAGCGGATACGCTTACTGTGGTATCTTGGATTCCGCCAAAAGGACGCCACTGTATTGCAGTTGGCCCAGATCCACCATTAGACGAATAGACGCCATGGGTATGGCCCGGATCATTGACGCCGTGAGTATGGCTTGGCATTTGAGCTTCCGTTATAGCTGTCGATCCAACAGTATTGGAGCCGCTAAATAGGCTACTGACGCCATTTCCGGTTGTGTA